TAATTTTGAATTAACATTATATACACGTAATATAGAAGACGCAAACCAAATTCTAGAGTATATCTTACCATATTTTACTCCAGATTACACAGTAAAGGTAATAATGGTTCCAGAGGCAGGAGTGTCTAATAATGTGCCAGTTTCATTACTAAATGCTAATATGGATGAGGATTCAACTGGGACATTTGATTCACCAGTTCGCTCGGTATTTAGAACTCTAAATTTTGTTGCCAGAAGTTATATCTACCCACCAGCTAGATCAGTTAAACCTATTTTACAAGCAGAAACTAACATTTATGTAATATCTGCTAAGAAAACATTCGGTTTAGTATCTGGTAATGGAGTATTTACTATAGGGGAAACGGTATATCAAGGGGAAACCTATGATTCCGCAACCGCTAAGGGAACTATTGAATATTTCAATACTGCAACAGTAAATGCTGTATCTATCACTGTACAAGGTGGAACCTTTAGAGCTAACGGACACATAAAGAATGTATTTAATACCGCTGATTATATCATAACAGCAGAGCAATCAAATTTAGCATTGTCATCTGTTATTACTCCGGTTCCAAATACGTATCCAGTTGTAGGGACGTATGATTATAATATTGTCATCCATGATTATACACAATAATTTATGAGTAATTTTAATAAGAAAATGGAAGAAATCTTCAATGTGGTTCCTAGTGAACCCACATATAATGTAGAGGGTGAATTCCTTCCAGCCCAAAGAACCGAAAACGCCACATCAGAGTTTGAAGATAGATTAAATCATGATTTATCTACCGACTATGAAAAAGCAAGAGACAATATAGACATACTTATCGAAAAAGGTATGGGGGCAATCGATGATATGTTATCCATTGCTAGAGAATCAGAAAAGGGTAGAGATTTCGAAGTTGCATCTGGCATGATTCGAAATATGATAGACGCATCCAAAGACCTTCTGGAAATCCAAAAGAAAGTTCGGGAAATGACCAATGTTAAATCTACTGGAACAACTAACATCAAAAATGCAGTTTTTGTTGGGTCAACTACAGATTTATTGCGATCTATAAAAGAAAAGAAAGACGAATAAAAGTTATTATATAAATACTATTATATCTAAACAAAGGAGTTGCTACAATGGCAGGACAAAAGAAGAGATGGAAGAATCAAGATGGAGAAATTGTTTATAATTCATTAACGGAGTGCCCTAGTGCATCCTCTATCCCAAAAGGAACGGAAGTTAAGGTTATCCCGGCTGACGGCAGCTACACGATCAACCGCACATCAAACGGCGCGGCATGGTATAGCCAGGGCTGGTCTAACATACTGGCGGATAGACCGGCTGCGGCTAGTTTTGGAGTTGGTGAGTGGACTATCGGAGGAGAGCATAAAAGTTATAGCAATGGGACGGCATGGAGCGATCAGCCACTATCTGGCAGTGTCATGCAATCCGGCGAGTGGTACACAATCCCGTCATTATTCAGATTAGAAATGTCAGGTACTGGGACAATTACTATGGATAGCAAAGATTCACAAGGTGTGATCACATCTGCCGTATTTACCGAAACAGTCAGCTCTGCAACAAATGATATAGGATTCCCATATCCTGGGGATTCAGCGGTATCAATACGCGCAACATACACAGGCACAGCAACAGCGAGGATTATATAATGAACGTTAAATCGGGGTATCCGTTTGTACTAAAAGATGCGGGTTTTGTAGATACAAAAAAGCGAGACAAAACTATTGAGTTTACACTTACGCCCGCGACCGCCTCTAAAATAATATCGATGGAGGGGTACGCTGGTTGCTACATAACAGCCAACGCCTACGGCGGCTCAGGCACGACTACTGTGGAAGTAAAAGGTTCTGACGACCTGGCTTATTATGATTACCTAAATCTACTCGCTATTGGCGATATGGTTTCACCACGTTCTGGTAGGCTCCGGTTATCGAATTTCAACGCTAGCAGGGGATACTTCCCAAAACAATCTAAATTCGCCAAATTTTCGCTGTCAGGTCTGGCGTACACTACCACTATCAGTTTAACGCTGACAGACTCGCCATTGTTTATCCCACCGGAATTATCGAATACGTTTTACCCTGGCAATAATTGGTCATACATTTCCCCGACAGGTGGCATTACCACTACAGCAGTAACAACACTGGTTTCAGCGTATGATAGCGGGTCGCCGCCGTTCAAGAGACAATTGAGCAAGTTAATTATGTCTAACTCAGGGACTTCCGGAACAGAGTTTCTAATTAAGGATACGTCCTCAACTCCGGTAGAGGTATATAGGGATTATATCGGTCCGGGTGGGCGAATATCTGAATCGCTTGATAATGCGGCAAGCTCGTCGGGGAGGGGGTTGGCAATAGAGCTTCTGTCAGGTGTAAATGTGGCAGTGTATTGTAATATTTCAGGATTCACAGTGGGAGCAGTATAATGTCTGATAGAGTTAATTACGCAAATAATAACATTCCAGTAATTTACGTCACTGGGGACTCGCTAGGCGCAGGCGCTGGAACAACAGGAAACACGTATCTAAAGCAGTTGCTATGGGGGACTGGCATGCTCCCTCAGATCGTCAACAGTAGTATCGGCGGTCAATTATTTCAGCAAATAGCCATGCGGCAAGGTAGTAAGCCTATATTTGTATCCGGTATTACAGCGTTAAATGGCATAACTAAAGTCGGCATCACGTTGATTAACGGCGCTGCACCTACAACTAGCAACGCTCCGCTGTCCACACCGTCTGATACTACGACCCGCGAGATGTCTGGGCAAATAGAGGGGAAACGTGCAATCATCGAACGTAGCGTCGTAGGCGCGGTTGAAACATATAAAATTTACTCCTATTTCGGTAATACGACTACTATTCCAGATGGGGCGCGGTTTTATCCAGATGATGCTGTTATCTACCGTGACGCGCTACAAATATTCTGGTGGGGCAGAAATAATGTTCCTGATCTTACCGGCCTTGATACGGCGATTGAAAGCGCGGTTAGTTATTTATCGGAACCGAGACGTTATATAGTAATTGGAGTTTTGAAGGCAGTTACAGAGATAACTGGGACAGCCTCACAGATTGCGATTGACGCGATGAACGCGACTCTAATAGCTGCGCACCCAAATAATTTTGTTGAGTGTACTCCTCCAACAGTTGCGGAAATGGCGGCGCTAAATTACACGCCAGATGCGACAGATAATACTGATATAGCGAATGGAGTTATCCCTACTAGGATGCGTGCTGATTCTACCCATCTTAATCAAATCGGGTATGGATTAATTGCGATGCGCGTCAGATCGCTAATGCAGTCGTATGGTTGGATTTAATAATCAGAGGTAAATATGAAACATATTTACGTACTAGTATCCCTACGCGAAAACCGGGATGCTGGAGCATCTCATATTTTGGCTAACACAGACGCATGGAATTGCGGCCCGCCTCATCCTGCGTTTGAAAGCCGCGCTGCCGCTGAAAAATATGCGGCGGAATTAAAGGGTGCGTCATATTCTGTGCTTGAGCTAGAACTATGGTCGTAGATCTATCTAGATAAGCATAATACACCAAACCCGCTTCGGCGGGTTTTTTATCACCTCCAAGCCTTAGTCTTCTCATGTACAAATCATCATTGATCCTTGCGAGCCGTTCCCGCTAGACACGCGCAATGTCTGTCATGGGTTTGGTTCGCACCGTTCCGAGATTCATTTGCTGCAACCGTCTAAATCAATTACGCACTTTGTGGTGAGCACTCATACTTGAGTGCCGGCATAGTGGGCATGTGTTGTATGATGCCATTTAGACGATGAAATTCAGAGCCAATCTTGTAAGACATATCTCATATATCAGCAATGCCTAAATACTACAATAAACTATGGAGTTCAATATGTGTGAAGACGAAATTACCACAATTATAAAATGTATGCATGATCCTATCTATTTCATAGAAAATTATATAAAGATTCCTAACTCTGAAATAGGCATGACGCAGTTCAAGTTAACTAATGAACAGAAAGACATAATTAGAGATATAGAACAGAATAAGATAAACAATTTTATACATGATAGACAAATTGGAATGACATCTGCTTTAATGGCTTATATCTTATGGTGTACAATATTTAAGTTTAACTACACTATTGGTATTGCCGCTATCAATAACAACATGTGTACACATAATATGAGCTTATATAAGACCATGTATGATACTTTACCTGAGTGGGTTAAACCAAAGATGATTGAGCAAAATAAATCAGCACTAAGGTTTGATAATGACAACCGTATTCAAATGTATCATACAATAGAAGACACATATAAGTTTAGAGGTTACACATTTAATCTATTTTTAATTGAACACATAGATCATTACAATAAAAAATGTATTGATGATTTCTACAATGACGTTTATCCCGTTTTAGCATCTTCCCCACAAACAAAATTTATAACAACTGCAAATGAGTGATGCATTAAACACTAATAAAGATTATTACCGTGACAACACATCTCTTAAGAGATCAGGTGTTAATTACGAATTTGAAGATTGGCAACTAGAAGAATATAAAAAATGTGCGGCTGATCCAATCTACTTCATAAGAAACTATATGAAAATTATATCACTTGATCGTGGTATAATTTTCTTCGATATGCATGAATACCAAGAAGAAATGGTTCACGCATTCCATGATAATCGATTTTCTATAGTACGGATCGGGAGACAGAGTGGAAAATGCCTGAATATAAATACTAATATAACAATCAGAAATAAAAAATCTGGTGAAATTAAACATATTAGTATAGGTGAATTTTATGAATTACAATTACGACAAAACCTTGATAGATATATGCAAGATAATCCTGGAGCAATCAAACAAATACACGATAACGACGCATCATCTAGCTAAGTCTAATAAAGAAAGTATACTAGGAGCCACAAATTTATTTCCGGTTAACATTTCTTATTCTAAACGAATAAGAGCAATTGCGACCAATGATTTATGTGTTTGTAAACAATGTAAGTCTATTCATGGAGATATCGATTCTGCGGGGTTTTGTAATAAGAAGTGTTATCACGCATATAAAGCAGAAAATGTAATAACCACAGAGGAACGCAATACAAAACTAATAGAAAATTCTATTACGAAATATAAAGATAACGTTGAAGGGTATGATTATATCATTTGCAAAGAATGCGGGTTTCATGGTGCAGAATTGACCACCCATATAAAAACTCACGGATTAACTCCAGATGAATATAAAATAAAATATAATACAGAATCTGTCAAGTGTAAAAAATTAATAGATAAGGTATCAGGGAAAAACAACCCAGGATACCAACATGGGGGGAAATTCTCGCCTTTTTCCGAAAAGTTTATTTATGCTGATACTACTAACATAAAAGAGTTATATCAACAGGTATCAAAAACTCGCACAGATAATGACAACGACACCACTAAATTAAGTTATTGGTTAAAGAAAACTGGTGGAAATGTAGATGAAGCACAAAGGTTATTATCTGAGAGACAATCAACTTTTTCTTTAGAGAAATGTGTTAAAAAATATGGTGAGGAAGAGGGTATTAAAGTTTGGAGGGATAGACAAGAACGGTGGATACAGTCATATAATGATAAATCTTATGAGGAGTTAGAAGAAATTAATAAGAAGAAATCTAACCAATTGAGTTACAGTTCTCTTTGGAAGAATGAATCCTCTAGTACCGGTCAGTTTTATTTTATTGATATACATAATGGATTTTACAAAATTGGTATTACTTCACGATCATTAGAAAAGCGATATAACAATACAAATTATGACATTATCCTAAATTTTAATTCTACCATATCACATTGTTTCCAAATAGAACAGATATTGAAGAAAGAATACTCTTCATTTGGAATATCAAAAAATGAACAATTATCGGAATTTGGGTGGACAGAAACATTTAAAAATATTAATCTACTTGAAATTCTATGCAGAATAGAAGAATTAAAAGATGAAGAATATACGACAAAATTATTTAAAGAAACGTTTAATTTAAAATATGCAGAAAATTTCTGACACAATAGATAGAAAATTTATAGAATCATTTGATGTATCTGAATGGGAAATTGAAACCGATACTGGATGGGAGGATATAACTTCCATCCATAAAACCATAGAATATGAAATGTGGAGGGTTGAAACTTCTTCTGGGCTATATCTGGAAGGAGCGGATACCCATATTTTATTTGATGAGAATTATGAAGAAATATTCATCAAAGATCTCATTCCAAATGAATCCTATATCATAACAAAAAATGGACCAGAACTAGTTACATCTGTAGAGAATCTAGGATATACTGAAAATATGTATGATATTACCGTAGATTCCCCAAATCACAGATTTTACTCTAATGATATACTTTCACATAATACCACAACATCTGTAGGTTATCTACTGTGGGTCACATTGTTCTCAGAAAACTACAGTGTGGCAATCACCGCTAACAAAAAAGCATTGGCGGTTGACATTCTTTCTCGGTATCAATTGGCATATGAAAATCTACCAAAATGGCTCCAACAAGGGGTCGTAGAGTGGAATAAGGGGTCTATTGTATTAGAAAATGGCTCAAAAATTCTAGCAGCATCTACCTCTGCAAGTTCAATCCGTGGGGGATCATTCAACTTAGTATTCATGGACGAATTTGCACACGTGCATAACAACTTGGCCGAAGAATTCTTCACCTCCACATATCCAGTAATTTCATCGGGTACAAGCACTAAGATCATTATCGTATCAACTCCGCGTGGTATGAACTTATACTATCAGATGTGGATGGATGCGGTTTCTAAGAAAAGTGATTATAAAGCGGTAGATATTCACTGGAGCAGAGTGCCGGGTAGAGATGAGGAAT